ATTGGCGACCGCCTTTAGGTCTCAGTGCTTTGCAAAAATCCGTATGTCCATCCCCAAAGCGGCTTGCCGTTTGGGTGTGGACAATGCATGCCTTGTCGTCTTTCCCGTAGACGAGTTTGGTCTCATCGTATAATGCTAGAAAGCTACAAACATGCGAAAAACGCATTTGTGACTTTAACGTACGATAAGGACAAACTCGATGAAAAAGAATATTGGAAAATCGACTCCCTCTGCCCGAAAGACCTCCAGGACTTTCTTAAACGACTTCGACGCCGCGTCAGTCCTTGCCCTGTACGATTCTTTGGGTGTGGCGAATATGGAGAGGAATCTGGTCGTGCTCACTTCCACCTTGCCATCTTTGGGCTTGGCCCCGAGGACGCTGAACAAATTGATGCGGCTTGGGGGAACGGCTTCAGCTTCACTGGCGAGCTTACGCATGATTCTGCACAGTACGTCGCGGGCTACGTCACCAAAAAGATGACGGCACGCGATGACCCAAGACTTAATGGACGCCACCCAGAATTTGCCCGAATGTCCCTCCGTCCCGGTATTGGAGCGGCTGCTGTCTCCGATCTTGCTGATGTTCTTACTTCTGGTCCTGGTTGTGATGCTCTTGCTGACGTTGGTGATGTTCCCCATGCACTTCTTCTTGAGAGGAAATCCTTTCCGCTCGGAAAATATATAAGAGGTAAACTTCGTGAAAAGCTCAACTTCCCGGATAAGAAAACTCCCCGTGAGGCCCTTGACCGCTGGAAAGCGGATATGCAAGAATTGCGAAAAGACTATAAAAGCACTTCGAGCAACTCGGCGCTTTCAAAGTATTTCGATAAAACGCAACATTTCAAGCAATGGCTTATTGACAAAAACGCACAAAAAGTGTTGCAACTAGAAACGAAGAATAAAATCTTTTCAGCAAAAAAGGATAAACTGTGAAGCGAAGCAAACACTCATTGAGCAATTATAAACTTCTTTCGTGTGATCAAGGCCAACTGGTTCCTGTTGGCCTTCAGGAGGTATTACCCGGTGACTCATTTCAGCATTCCACTTCTGCTCTTATTCGGGTCTCTCCTCTCGTTACTCCTGTCATGCATCCCGTACGTGCCCGTATCCACCATTTCTTCGTTCCACACCGCCTTGTCTGGAACGACTGGGAGAATTTTATTACTGGTGGTCCCGACGGCCTTAACGCTTCTGTCTTTCCGACAATTACGACTCCAGCGTCGACGGGCTTTGCAGTTGGATCCCTCGCCGACTATCTTGGAGTTCCTACAGGAGTCCCGGACGAGGCTGTGTCAGCACTGCCCTTTCGTGCCTATGCACTCATCTTCAACGAATTCTTCCGAGATCAAGACTTAGTTTCTCCTCTTACGATCGATCTTACTGACGGCGCTGATACGACGACGAATGTCGCTCTTCAGAAAGCCGCCTGGGAACGCGATCGTTTTACTCTTTCGCGTCTTACTCCTCAAAAGGGACCAACGGTCACTATGCCGCTTGGCACCTCTGCACCAGTAGCCTCTGATGCGGCTTCTTCTGCTGCCGTAGGTGTTCAATCCACGACTCAGTCTGATCTTACGAAAAATCTTTTTTTCGATGGCTCTTATGTAACTCAGGGCGCGACGACTCTTTCTGATGGTGTTCGCTTGTATGCGGATCTTTCGGAAGCGACTCCGCCTTCTATTACTGAATTGAGGACTGCTTTTGCACTTCAAACATATGCCGAAAACCGATCCATCTACGGTTCGCGCTATACGGATTACCTTGCTTTCATGGGAGTTAAATCTTCTGATGCGCGACTTCAACGACCCGAGTATTTGGGAGGAGGCGTTGAAACAATTCAATTTAGCGAAGTCGTGCAAAGCTCTCCTGGAACCTTTGACTCTGACGAGTACCCACTCGGAAATCTCGGAGGCCACGGAATTGGGGCGATGAAGTCTAATCGCTATCAGCGCTTCTTTGAAGAGCACGGTTACGTGATCACTCTTCTTTCTGTTCTTCCGAAAACCATTTACGCGCAAGGTTTGGCAAAGACCTGGAATCGACGCGTAAAGGAAGACTTCTTTCAATACGAACTTCAGTTCGTTGGTCAGGACGAAGTCCTGAATAAAGAGGTTTACCTTGCTCATACGACACCCGAAGGTACCTTCGGGTACATTGATCGATACGATGAGTATCGACGAGCGGAGAGCACCATTGCCGGTGAGTTTAGGACGACGCTTGATTCTTGGCATATGGCGCGCATTTTCGCTTCTGATCCTGCGCTCAATTCAACCTTCGTTACTGCAAATCCGACTGATCGGATTTATGCTTCTACGACGACCAATGAACTTCAGGTGATGGTGAATCACCGGATTAAAGCACGCCGAATTGTCGCTAAAGTCGGCACTCCAAGGAGCTTTTAATGAAAAAGCGAGATACCCCACGCCGCTTCGAGGCGGTCGATTCGAAACCGAAAACTCTTCCTGTGGCGTTCTCACGTCCTCCTACTCTCGCTGAGCAGATTGCTTCGCACATGCTCGCGAGTAATCGTTATGCGGCATCACGGGCCGGTGATGGCACTGATGACGATGATTTCGACGGACCCGAAGGGGACTGGGAAGACGAAATTCAGAGCCCTCATGAGCTCGTATATGACGAGCAATTGAACCGGGATCTTACCCGGTATCAAAAGGAGCACCTCGATCGTCAGCGCGCTGAGTTCGATAAGCAGCTCGCGAATAAAATTAAATCTGACCGCGAGCGTAAAGCCACCATCGCGGCAGCAAAAAAGGCTCTTGAAGCGGAGCGTCAAAACGAGCCTAAAAAACCTAAAAACGAGCCTGTCGAGTAATTCAAAACGTACACTCACTTGATGTGTACTGGTCTAGGTGACACCAAAGGGGAAATAATGGGCCGCAGCAAAAATAGGACGCGAATCGCAGATTCTAACCAACGGTTGCGCTCCGAAATTCCTGCGGCCTATACCCCGAAACCCGTAGGTTATGCGAAGTTAACGACGCTAACTAGGGTTGATCTTTCGTCACCGCTGACCTTCACTCAATCTCCGAGGACTTATGTCCGACCTCAACCCAAACCCCCTAGCCAGCCTCCCCGATCTAACCGCGTCGGAGACGCTGTCCGTCGAGCGATGCCGGCGAGTGTTTGGAAACCAGTCGGCGACCAACCTAGCAAATCACCTGAGAAGGCTCAGGACCCCAAAACCATGGTTTGTGTCGATCGACAGCAAAGGCGCGAAGTTCTTCACGCATTTCAAAAAACTGGACAGGGCGGTCAAAAACGCCCGGTCTATAACTGGAAGTCAAAAATTCATTGCAAGAAACGCTGACAACTGGGGAATAGTCTTATGAGCTTCTTTTCAGATCTTGCTCCTATCGTCGGCTCCGTCGGCGGATCTCTTATCGGCGGTCCCGTAGGGGGCGCTGTCGGCGGCATGGTAGGCGGAGCCTACTCTGACGCCGAAAACCGCAAGGCCGACGAAGCGGCCTGGCAGCGCAATATTTCGCTTCAGCGTGAATTCGCTCAGCACGGCATCCGCTGGAAAGTCGAAGACGCTAAGGCGGCCGGGATTCATCCGTTAGTTGGATTGGGAGCTAGCACCCAATCCTTTTCTCCTGTGTCTGTAGGATCTTCTGGGCCATCGTCTCTGGCCTCAATGGGCCAGGACGTCGGCCGAGCGATCGCTGCTACTCAGAATCAGCAGGATAGGCAGCTCACGCAGCTCAGTATTCAAGGAGCTAAGCTCGATGTCGAAGGTAAGGCGCTCGACAATCAGATCAAAAATTCCCAACTGCAAAAACTCAACGCAGTTGGCCCTTCCTTTCCCGGTTCTGGAAACTTCATCTCCGGGCAAGGCAACTCTGGTAGAGCGGTCGTTGAGAAACCTCTCGAGCGAACCGCTTCTTTACCAGGATCTCCACAGGCTGAACCCGGAGCTATTCCCGATCTTGGATGGGCGAAAACCGCCACTGGCGTAGTTCCCATTCCTTCTACAGATGTGAAACAGCGAATTGAAGACAACATGCCGCAAGAGTGGATGCACTTCTATCGCAACAATGTGTTTCCTGATACCCAGCCCCCGAAGTCTGCTCTTCCTAAGGGCGCTCAGGGCTGGAAAT